CATATCTTAATAAATTCGATTAATTACTTTTAAAAGTTCAACGGAACAAACATCTTCATTCGTTGCGTTGAAATCCGAAATTTTATTCAAACGATACAACGCCCCATCGATCCAAATCAACTTCGAAAAATCAAGTTTGTAAATATCTTTGAACGCCAATTTCATGGTACATGTCAACAACCTGGAATCTTTGTCCGTAATTTCGGATAAATACGCGGCCCAATACGAATTAAACATGTTGGCCGACGGATAAGCGGCAACGCTGAAATTGATTTCCTTTGGAACGGAAAAATTCAAATCGAATGTCGGTGTTGCCGGATCGTCAATGTGTCCGGCGAATCCGTATGTCGTCAAGGTCCCCAAATCGGTTGCCCCGTTTTTCATTTTCCAGGATGTTACGCCGGTAATCTTTTTCGCTTGCATAATACGAATCACGGAATCCATGCGATCTTCGGTAGTGTTCGAATTGGACAATTTGAAAATGGACGGGAACAACTTATCGGTTCCGGTGTAGTTCGTCAAAATGGACCCGGCGAACATCAATTCGATCGTTTTCGTTTCCTTTGCGAAATCATATTCGGTGTCGTAAATGAAATCGCCATATCCTTCATTGAATTTTTTGCGATAATTTTCATTGAAAAAATCGTTGTCGGATTTGTATTTAAAATGATAATAACGTGAATTCAATTCCGACATGGGTTTGATCCGCATCGGTTTTGATCGGTCGACCTTTAATGACCAATCGACTGACGTCGCGTCCTCGTAAAATGTCACGAATGGCAACAACTTCAATTTTTTGTCCGATTCGTAATCTTCGAAAACGTAAAGATTGAACATTTTAACAATGTCCGAAATAAAATCCCGTTGAAATATTCCCTTCGGAATGCAATTGTTTATTTGAATCGTATCCCCATATGCGACCGGTACTTCGGTCGCGACGGATGATTCGACTTTGAAATCCCCACCGAAGGATTGATATGATGTTATATTGGAACTGACTTCAACGGATAAAACATCATTTTGAACCAATGAAACGCCGGAAACATCCAGGTTCATATTGATATAGTACGGAACCGCCGGAACATATCGGGATTGTTGCGACAATACCGCGCCGTTTTTCTTTAAATAAAACGTAATTGTTCCCGGTGTCGCCGTCAATGAATTGATTTGTCCGATCGGCCGGCATGTTATGTTGATCGTTTGACTTGCGGCCGGTGTGTATGTAATCGGGTTTGTTCCCGTGAATGATCCGGCCGTGACGATTGTCATCGGAATATATGTCGGGTTTGAATAGGTCGCCGCGGTGAAATCCGATTCAAATAACAATTGCGACAAATTGGTTAAATCCTTTTGATTGTTCGGGATCACCATTCGATTGAATAGGGCCGAACTCAATAAAGGGAAATCCCATGTATAACCGGACCCGGAAATGATTTTATCCAAAATCTCTTTAACATATAAGGCCGGGCGGAATGTGCTAAATTGAAAATCTATTTTGTTTGTCGATGCGGACCCGTAATCAATCAACGGGAAATAAACCCCGGACCCGGCAATTGAATTCCATGAATTTGTTATATTGGTGTAATTCCAGGCCGTGTTATATGCGCTGAAATCCAAATCCTCGATTTTCTTATTTGCCAGGGCCGAAACGAATCCGCCCAATTCACCGAACACGGCGCATTCATATTCGATGAATCCATCTTCGACAATTATTTCCAGGACCCGGAAAATGCCTTTGAAAACTTGCATGTTGTCGGCAAAGATGATCGCATCGGCGGCAACGGCCGGGTTGAAATTGTTTCCGATGTTGTCCGACGCCGGATCGTATGCACTCCGGACATTGACTTCGAAGATATTGCCGAAAATCTTGTTGTTGTTTTTTGTCCCTGGCAAAATGATCGTTTTCGAAAACGTCGTATTTTTCGCGCCGAAATCTTTGATGTCGTCGATCGCCATCGTCAACAAGGTGCTGAACGATTCGTTTATGTCAATCCGTTGTTTCTCGACAAATAGTTCGATCATGTGAATTGCGTTTTATAGGTTGCCCCGAAATCAACTTCAATCATCAAATTGATCAACCCGTCGACAATATGTTCCTTAAATTGGTAATTGTTGTCCGTGATTGTCACCGGATACAATTCGCCTTCATCTTCGACGAATACTTCGGGCGATGTGACCAATTGAGCAAGCCATTGATATTCGGCGTCGGATAGCCAATCGGTATTCAAACGCAACTTTTCCCGGAATCGTCCGGCGAATTGCGTCGTTTGTTTATACATGGTATAATTATTAAAAACCGATACCACGCCGGACGCGCTGACCCGGTACGCCAATTGTTTCCAGGACTTGCGTTCGATGTCAAACGATTTCCGTGAAACCTTATTGAACAACATCGTTTCATAACCGCCCCATTTGTTCATGAAATGGACAAAGTAATTTTTATACAATCCTTCGCATATGATGTTGACGACATAGGTTTTCGTACCTACTGCCACCGAATAGGTTGTCGTTGATGTTGTGAAATTGCCGGGATATTCGTCGTTGATTGCACCGGGCGAAATATTGATGATTTGCATTGTATTCGTCGCCGTTGGCGTGATCGTTTTCGTCCTTGTTGCGGTTCCGCCCGTTACAACGACATTGAACGACGACGACAATTCGGAATAATACGGAATGAAATAATTGCCACATGTGAACGGCAATTCGATTGTGACCGGGCGATCCGATGCGACATCGTCGTCGTAATTGGACAACGATTCGAAACCGGGATATCGTCCATTGTAGTAATTGAAAAAAACACGGGATGAATCGGTAAGTAAAACGGCCGATAATGTTGTTCCGTATTCCTCGCGTATTTTTACGACGCATGAAACGCGCCATTCACCCTCGCCCATTTCATCGGCCAACATGGAACCGCCGGCGTTTACGTTCAATGATTGAACGCAATATTCACGAATCACGGAACCCAAATCAATGATTCCCCGGCTTGTCGTTGGATGCGGAAAATATTTCCCGGTGAATACCTGGACGGAATTTATTTCAAGTTCAACGACATATTTGTAATTCGGATATGTTGTCGGGTTCGTTGCGTGTGCATCATATACAACGTAAACCAATGGATCGTTGACGCTTGAATATGTTGGCGGTGTTGATTCGAATGTCATTGCGTTAAATTATTAATTACATCAATTTTTATGGCGACGCCTAATTCGTTTTCCATATAAACCAAAAATTCATTGGTTGCCTCACGCCAAAAATATTTCGGTTTGATACCTTGTCTTTTGATCATGTATGAAACCTGGACCGCCGCCGATGTCGTTGCATCCCTTAATTTTCTGCCCCTGGCTTCCCTGGATGTAACGGCTTGTTTGACATTCCGGGCCGATTTGCCTTCGCGCGCCATCCATGCTTTTATCGATTTGACCATTTCGCCTTCGGGATCGACGCCACGGGTTTTGAATGAAAACCGGGAATTCCGATTAACCGCCCATCCATTCACGCCCTCGTCCTGGTAACTCGCATAATAAGGCGCAACGATTCCGACCGAATAGGTTTGCCCGTCGAACTCGACGTTCGTCGGCTTGATCAAATCCATCAATTTGCCGGATGATACGACGTCTTTTTCCTCGATCTTTTGGGTGACAAGATCGACGTAATTCGCGGCCAATTGAATGATTGTATTGCTGACGTCGGAAAGTTTAACCGGTTCAAAGTTCGACGCATCTTCGCCCAATAGGTCGATAAACCCGTCGGCTAATGCTTCATGTTGAACTCTATTAAACGATGCCATTTATTTATTTATATGCTTTTGATATGATTGATAGGCTTTTAAATACGCAAGATCATTGAACGCCTGGACGACCGGCAAATCGAATGCCTGGTCCAATGTCAACCCTTCATGTTCGGCGACTTGCTTCGCTGAAAAAATCCATCCGTACTGATCGATAAATGGGTGCGGCTTGTCCGCCTTCATTGGTTCATCGGATTCATCTTCGATTTCATCCTTTTCAAATAAACCTTTGTACGAATTAATAAGTTCAGCAAATGAAAGGTAAAACCGCGTAACGTCTTGTAAAACATGGCGAACGTTTGTATTTAACAATATTTCGGATTTCGTTTTATGATCGCGTTTATTTTTCCATATCGACGCGCCGACCAAATGCATGGCGTCAATTTCGCCTTGTTTCATAAAATGTTGACATTCGATAAATTGACCCAATGTTATTTTGGTTGCATCGGTTTCGAACCGGAACAATGACCAAAACGGCTTTTTATCAATATTGTGAAATTTATTCGCGATCTTATTCGAATACTTTAAAAAGGTGCGTTTGTCCATGTTATCGACCTCGTCATATGTCATATTGAACATGTCCATAATGACCCACGCGATTTGCGCGATGTTGTCGTTTTCATCGTTATACAATGCCGCGGTCCTTTGATATTCTGCCAATGTCATTGTTTATATGTGGCCATTTTCGGCCGTTTGTTGCGGCATAAAAAAGGCCAGGATAAACATCCCGGCCGGTATATGTACTTATGAACAAAAATCAATAATCGTCGTCCGCGAATGAATATTCCCCGATCGCCTCGAATTGCGACAACTTATTCAATCCAACATACCGGACGGCGTCGATAGCGTGATTCAATACATCTTCGGGCGCGTTCAATGTTTTGCCCTCTCGATCCTTCGCCCATCGGTATTGCCTCAATTCTTTGATCAAATTCAATGAATTTTTGGTGACGCGCAATTCGTAACCCTGGAGCCGGTCGATTGATGCTTTGATCGAATCCGGTCCCTTCCGGGCGGCCTCGACATAAAACCCGGCGTTCATCAATTCAGCAATGGATTTCGGTTCGGCCGAATCCGCAACGATGCATTTCGTTGAATTGATCCCAAATTGTTTAAGGTAGTTCACAATTTCGGAATTCGTCAATTTCGTTTGATACAATAGTTCGTTGATGTAGATCATTCCATTGAACCGGTAAACCTCTACCAATGCCGTCGGATCATTTGTGAATCCCCAATCCAGGCCATACGCAATGAACTCCGCTTCGGCCGGTATCTTTTCGCATTGCTGCCAATTTTGGAAAACGACGCCGTCCAGGGAACCGATTTCACCCAACCCATAAACCCGGAACCAATTTCCCCAAAACGCGGACCCGGCGTCGGCCTTTTCCTTCGCTTTCAAAATAAAATTCAACGCCGATTCCGGACATGCTTCATTGTCCTGGTAATTGATGATAATGAAATCCACGTCCTCGTCGTTGATCAATTCGTCATGGAACCAAAACGGATTTGTCGGGTTCCAATCCAGGAAAACGCCTTTCTTTGTCCGGGATGCTAATTCGGTATAGGAATGAAACGACATGTTGTTGCACTCATTCATATACAACCAATCGCGACGCGCGCCCCTTAACTTTGCATCATTGTCCGCGCTGAAAAATTCGATTTGTGATCCGTTGGCAAAGGTATATTTGAAATCGGTTGCGTTCCAACGATCATCGAACCAACGGCCCGTTTCAAACATGATTTTTTTGAAATCCTTCATTGCGCCGCGTTTCAAATGTGGGATTGATTCGGCGACGATGGATATTTCGCTGAATGGATTTTTCGCGGCGATGTCAATCAATATAGGGATGATGGCATATGTCTTCCCGGCACTTGTCCCTCCTTGTATTCCGCGGACAAATTTTTTAAGGTCCCGGATTTTCTTTATTGCCGTCGTAAATCTAAACATTGCATTATTCGGAGAATAGCGGTTGTTCGATCATTGTTTGCGTCATGTCGATTGTTTCTGCCGGTTTGCCTTGCGACCTATTTAACAATGTATCAATTGAATACAATGAACCTTTCTCCAGGGATTTTTTTAATGCCGCCGCTATCGTCTTTTCCAAAATAGGCGATTCCTTGTTTTCGTATATTTGTTTCAATTGGTCGATTGTCATTGCCAACATGACGTTGATCGTTTCAATTACTTCGCTTTTGGTATATCCGATTTCCTTTAATTGCTTTACCAATTTTTTAGGTTTGCCCTTTGGATTCCCTGACTTTCCTTTTTCGAATGGCTTTGCGCCGACGGGTGTTATTCCTTTTTTAAATGGCATGTCCGTTCTTTTTAATTTTTAATGATGGATCAAGTTTGCGCATGCGATCCAAAATGACCTGGCAATACTTTGGGTCAAGTTCCATGCCGTAGCATTTGCGTTTAAGTTGGTGTGATGCCACCATTGTTGAACCAGAGCCTAAAAATAAATCAAGTATTATATGATTGATTAAACTACTATTATTTAATGCTTTTGATATTATTTCTATTGGTTTTGGTGTTGTATGCCCTTCTTCTCTTTTACTTTTTGCTATCCATATACTTTCTTGTTTTCTGTCTGAGTACCATTTATGAGTTCCATTATTGAACCAACCATATAAACAAGGTTCATGCTTTGATTGATAATCTGTTTGTGATAAAACAATACTTTCTTTTTCCCAAATAATCATACTTGAAAAATGGCAAAATTCTCTAAAAATTTTATGAAATATATCAGCACATCTATCACTATGAAAGCAATAAATAGAAGCCCCATTCTTAACATTTAACAAATAATTTTCAAATGCAGAATTTAATAAATCTTCTAAACCTTTTCTATCATCATTATTTATCCCCTTGTAATCTACTCCATAAGGCGGGTCAGTAAACACCATGTCTGCCTTTTGTCCATTCATCAACTTCGCAACCTGTTCGCTATCGGTTGAATCCCCACAAAGTAAACGATGCGGACCAATTTCAAAAAGATCGCCCGGAACAATATCCGTTTCGATTCCGGCGTCCGGTATTTCATAATCATCTTCTTCCGCTTCAAGTTCTTCGCTTTTGAAATCCGGAAGGTCCAATCCCCATTCCTCTAATTTCTCAACGTCCCAATCCGATTTCAATTCGTCCCAATTCCATTCGCCAAAACCGACATTATCCTTTATTAAAAATTGGGTCTTTTGTTCTTCGGTCCAATCGTCCGCCAGGATCACCGGCAACTCTTTCAATCCGACTTCCTTTGCCGCCTTCAATCGCATATTTCCACCCAATACGACAAGTTTTTTGTCGGTATCGGTGAAACAAATCAACGGCCTTTTCTCCAACATTTCCGGGAAATCATTTAAGGATTTAACAAGTTTTTTGAACTTTTCGTCCTTAATGACGCGCGGATTATTCGGATTTGGCTTTATTTCTGTTATTTTTCTGAATTGCATCCAATTTGCTTTTGTTTTCGAATACGAACCGGATCATTTCATTCACGCAAGGTTGACAACCGCGGAATGAAAATTCGGATGATGGATCGATCAGTTTTGAAAGGCGTTCGAACTCGATCAGTTCGGCTTCCGATGGGTGAACATCAACGCCGGCGACGATGCGATCGTAAAGAAATGTTTGTGATAGTACGTCCATTTTTTAAATTTTTAATATTGTTTTGCGAATCCCATTTCAACCATGTGGTAATTTACGACCATATCGTTGACAAATATTTTTACGATCGGTCGTCCGTATTTATCCAGGCCGGTTGATTGAATGAAATATTTTTGTCCTGGTTTGATCAATGTTTCCAAAAATTGTTTTGATTGTTTACCGGCTTCGGTATTTATTTCCGGCGCGTTTATTTCGGATAGGCGGCAATTGGCCGTCATTGTCATTCGGAAACCCAAATCGATTGTTAGGTTGATCGTATCGCCGTCGACGATTTTGTTTGCCGTTGCGAAATATTCGTAGTTCATAAATCCATATGTTTTTTAATTTCGATCCTAGCTTTTTTTATCGTTTTGCAAATGCCGGAAAACTCGATTCCGGTAATTGCTTCGATCTTTCGGTATGATCCATGTTCCGCATAAAGTTCCAACATTTTGGCATCATACCAATAAATTTTTTCCAACGGGATGTTAATCGTTTCCGGTGCCGGTTCATCCGGTACGTCGGAAAACGATTCTAATGGCGTTTCCTTGCCTTGTAATTTCCGAAATGAACTTCGTTCCCACCGAACCATATTAACGAGCATTTTAGCGACATATGCAACGAATTTGCCGCGTTCGTATAAATCCAGGATATCGGCTTCGGGTTTCAAAAGTAATTCCGTGAACACATGTTGTTTGACATCGTCGCGAATTTCCGCCGGTTGAATCCTTGAAAGGCAATCCCGAAGATCGTCCGAACGATACAATTGCTCGATGATTTGTTTTGCGTTCACGATGTTAAAATTAATTGTTTTTTTGATTTGAAATCAAAAACACCATATCCACGGCCAAAAAAATCAAATCCATCGGCTGAAACGTAGACGGGCAAAGGATTTCCACCAAAAACACCAAAAACACCACGGCTCTTTTGTATGCCTTTATATTCTCCACCTCTTTTATATAAGTAAGTAATTAAATTTTTATTCTTATATAAATCCGGTGGATATGGTGTATATCCTTTGTGGGCGCGGGTTTCCAATACACGAACGCGTGTTTTTCGGTGTATTTCTGCGTGTATTTTTGTATAAAATAATATCATTTTTTTAAAAAACAATTTGTGAAACTACTAATTTTAGCAGTCATTTTTTGGTGTACTTTCCATGATTCAAACGATTAAACAATGATGCGAATTCTTTATTTCGCATGGCCGTTTCGAATTTCCGCGCCGGAAGGTTGATCCGTTTGCATGTTTCGACGGCCTCTTTTTTTGTGAACTCGTCCGGCAATGCCTGGAAAAGATTATTCAATTCCGTCGGCAATCCCGTTTCCGCCACGTCAAAAAGTTTACTGATCAAACGAATCGTTGTATCGGTATAGTATTTGTAAAGGCGTTGGGATATTTTGACGATGTCTTTTGTGATTATTGGGTTCATTGGATTTGCCAGGATCGCGACGACTTGCGTAAGGCGTCCGACATAGTTCGACATTTTCGCATGTGTACCCAAAATGAAACCTTCTAATTTGTTGGAAATCCGTTCGTTGGCTTCGGTTAACTGAACCTTATGATTATGACGATACAATTCGATTGCGTCGTCCGTTATTTGGATTTTGATCGGCGGCACTTCACCGGTATTGAACCGCTTTGAATGATCATAAAGTTTGCCCAAAATGTTTGTCCAATCGGAATGTATTTCCCGGCGTTTGCTGAATGGATCGGATTCGATGTTCAATAGTTTGTAATCGGATTCGCACATAAGGAAACGCGACGCGAACCCGGAATAAATTTTGTCTTTTGGAAAAATGTTGTGCAATCGTTCCGTTTGCGTTCCCATCAACAAATTGATATTCATATTTTTTACCACGCGTTCCCGGTCCCGGTCGGCCCTGGATTGAACGTACCGGCCGCCGTTGAACGCTTGCGTTAAAAAGGAAATGGAATTGTTGTTTGTTTTGTATGCGCCGGCGTTCATAATATCTTCGGCCTCGTCAATATAAATTCCGATTCCGTTTTCCTGGTCCACGCATAGGGAAATATAACCTTCGATCGTTCCGTCTTTCAAAAATGGTATTGTCCGACGCGGTTTCAATTCGAAAAAATGTTCTTTGTTTTTTATGGCCTTTGCTTTCCTTTCCTCCCATTGTTTCACGGCCTCGTCAAATTCGGCGTCGGATTCGTCCATGATCGCTTTCATTGGATTTTGGCACATGACCTCATAGGCCGGCGACTTTCCGACGGACATCGGCGCGACAAGGAAACAAAAAAGGATATTTTTTGCGCCGCCAATATCGGAAACGTAACCGGAACCGGCCAGGGATGAAATGGTCCATATCCCGGCCGTTGCCAGGAATTCGGGCGACATGGATCGTTCACGGGCGACATCGAACAATGATTGTCGGATTTGCTCCGGGAATATTTCGAAAGGAAATTTTATTTCATCGTTTTGTTTTATTCCGATGTAATTCAATACGGCGTCCCAATCGCGTTTCAAATGATAGTACAAAATAAACGACGGCGGCAATGACCATATTTCGAAATCGTCTTTTGTATGCCAATTGGGGAAATTAATCATTGACGCTGAAAATATCAATACCCGTTTTGAACGCGGATAAACTTTAGCGGAAATACCTATCGATTCGGAATCCTTCCGGCGATAGGCGACGAACTTGTCATTTTTACGATAGCGGAAATTTTTGATCGGTATCAATCCGATCATGTCCAACAATAGTTCAAACGATTCGTCGGATAGTTCATTGTCATATTTTGCCAATTCCGTTTCATATCCTTTCGGGTAATTGATCGCCTTTTGATTCGGATCGTAATCGGGTTTGTATTCATTGAAATATTGCGAAACGCCGATCAAATAATTGTATTCGTCATCCGTTAACAATTCGACGTCATTCATTGATTGATGCACTTCGACATAGTTCGGCGTCGGGTAGGTGTAAACCAATGGGCCGTTGGCATATAACGCAATGACTTCGCGGCCTTCGGCGGATTGTGCCAGGTTTGTTTTGTTTGGAAATTTATCGTATTTCATCCATACATGAAAACCATTGCTCCGCGTCCTTTCGATGAATAGTTTTCCCAATAGATCGGGAACGTCATTGTTGACGATGTTCATCCATTGATCGAATAATTTTTTGTTTGATGTATTTTTCAAATCAAAATCCAGGGCGGCCCATCCGTTGCCGGTAACGATTTGAAGGGCGTTGTCCGTTGGCAACAATTCGAATTTTGTTTGTGGATTGCTCCATCCCTCTTTTTGATATTTCGGAACATTGTTTTCAATATCCCATTGGAACGGGATCGCACGCAATCCCAAATCTTTGTAATCCTGGAAAATATGTTTTAGCATGGAATAACAAATGAAAAAACCCGAAAGGTGATCCGGGTGAAACCGGCCCGGCATTTGCCGAACCTCCGGACCGCCCTTCGGGCGATTAATGTTTTATTGATCAATGGGTTTCACGTCATTGATAAGTTCACGAATTTACGACAAAATCGTAAAGTTCGAAAAATTGTTCCGGCGTTGAAATGAATTCATAAATTCCGCCGGCGTTCCGTTCACGGATTTGTTCCGACAATTGATCCGGCCGCGGTTTGTCGCGTCCGACTTTGATTTCAATCATAACGGACCGGCCTTTGATCGTTGCGGATATGTCGGCCGTCCCTTTCCTGGTTGACGATGGAATCCATTTTTTGACGCCGATCACATTTCCGGACGCTTGTTTTTCCTTTGCATCGACAAGGCGACCCGATACATTGACGCGCGTCGCCCGGTGTCCTTTCCAATGAAGGAAATTGCAAATAAACGTCGTCAATCCATTGGCCGCGTCGACCTTCGGATATTTCGGTTCCAAATAATATCCGTCTTTGTACGCGTTCGGATATTCTACTTTGAACCATTGTTCATGCGCTGCCTGGTATCTTTTTTTGAATGTCATTTGATTGATTTTGAAAAATTAGGGCCAACGTAGAAACGCCGGCCCGATCACAATTAAAACGAAATCTTAAAATGGCAAGTCATTTAATGCCTCTTGTTGCGGCGTTGCCGGACCTTTCAATTCGGATTCTTTAAAATTGCCAATGTAAACCTTTTTCACTTTTGCTTCGCGATCCTCTTTACTTTGGCGAACGGAAACGGACCCGATGTTGCCGTACTGATCAACTTCAGCGTTGACCCATAGGTCGACATTAAGATACAACTTTCCGTTTTTGGCTTGCGTTAACTTGTCTTTTGGGATGTCCGAAACGCAAATCGAACCAATAAATAACTGATTCATAGTATTGCCGGGTATAGGTTTCCGGTGCCTTTAAAAGTTAAATAGCGATATTTTCCGGGATTCCAAATTTAACGATTTGTCGTTCCCAAAATCCAGGATTTTGCCGGATCATGGCTTTTTCCGTTTTTAATGTTTTCGGACAAACGCGAATGATGATCCCGACGGGCGTTCCGGTTGCCAGGCAATATCCCGTCAATTGATCGCCATATCCAAAATGTTCGATTGACTTGCCCAATGGTATTTCGGAAATCTTTAAATCAATGACCAATTTTCCCGGCCGGATCATATCGACCCGTCCTTTGTATTGCATCGAAAGGCCGTCATGGATCATGTCACATGTGACGGAAACTTCGGTTTGCATGTGATTGATCAATTCGCCAATTTGCCCCATAATTACCCGGGCGATCGGAATAACCAATTCGCGATTTGCTCCATTGTATTGCGCCGGTTCCAGGATGTAATTGTGAACGGCCGTTCCCAACATCATTTTTTTCGTCGGAACGAAATCGCCGTTTTTGATTCCGGAATATGAAAGGCCGGGTAAATCTTTGTATCGATCAAATGAATAACCGAAATAATAGTTCACGTTTTTTATTTGCATATTTCCTCAATTTCGACGCCTGGAATGATGTTGCCGGTTTCGTTGATGTGCTTTGCCAATGCGTCCGCCATTTGGCCAATGGTTAATTTTGTCCATGATTTGACCCGGACATATTTGTTCACATAGGGCCACAACCGGACGAAATTCGCGACAATGGTTTTCGCCCATTGTTCGGATTCGACGACAACGATTTTGATTTCCTTTTTGACTTTTGGCGCGTCGATGATCAATGTTTCGGCTTCGGCGATCAATGTGTTCGTTGCCGTTTCCAATGCGATTTCGGTTTTCAACTTTGATTCGTTTTCCATCTTTTCGCGTTCGATGTGGGCGATCGCGACGTCGGCGTTTGCCAGGTCGTTCGCATAGGTTGACCAAACATTTGCAACGTTTTCTTTTGCGCGTTTCAAATCATTGCGCGGATCATATTTATCGATCGAATCGAAAATTTCCTTTGCATGTCCATCGGGAACAAATTTCCTTTCAAACTTTTGGAAATCCGGCAATTTCCAATTGTCCAGGATGCGGATCATGTCCGAAATCATGTGTTCGATCATTCCGGGTTCAACTTTTAATTTCAAACAATTTTGATATGTTTCAATTGTGATTTGCTCCAATTCATAACGATATTGGGCGGCGATGCGGAACCATTCATTCACGATGTGGGCCTTCAATGCGGCCGTTTCGTTGGCGACGGCTTGTCCTTTTTCGGCTTCGGCGGCCGCGGCTTTCCTCAATTCCAATTCATGCGCGGCGGCGGTATCGATGTTTTCCGTCATGCGTTTTTCGAATGCCATTGTCGGGTTGATCAACTTGTCGTCGATCATCCGGGTAAATTCAAGGCGTTTTGCCTTTGCATCGGATAGGGTTTGTTTTGCGCGTTTTAAGTTCGCCTGGACGACATCCAGGGATTTGTCCTGGATGTCATTTGTAAGGTTTTGAACCATTAATTCGGCGCGTTGTAATTCGTCAAACAATGCCGTTTTGATGTCGGCTAATTTGATCCATCCGGATTGAACGGGTGTTAAATTCATAGTACAAAGTTTTGATCGTTGATGATATTGTTTGCAGCGTTCATCCTTTCCAATTGATCGGGCGTCAATTCGACGTTTTCGATGGCCCAATCGTAAAGGGATAAATCGGTCCCGGATGCCAATTGTTTGGCTTCGATCCCGGCGACAAGTTTATCGAATTGCTCCGGTGTCAATACGCGTTTTGCCGATGGTGTTTCAACAACCTGGGCCGTTGCATCTTCGGTAACTTGTTCCATTTCCTCCGGAACATAAACCGGGTTTTCGTAAATGTCGGGCGTGTACCATTTAACGCCGTTGGACATGGCGCGCGCGAATAGCATGTTTTTCGGGAACTTGTCCAGGTTTTTGGTTCCGGCTTTCTTTGCATCTTCAATGGTGAATGTGGAAACGCCCAGGGAAATGTTATTCTGCAAATACTCAATTGAACAAATTTTGTCGGTATGTTCTAAAACCCGGTAATCATATTTGCCGAATCCCTTAACCCTGGCGGCCATTAATCCGGCCCCAATGGTGGGTTTGCCCTGGATGATATGGATTCCCGACATGGCGGCAAATGGTGAAATGCCCATTTCCGCGCCGGCCATGATTTTCACAACGGCTTGTTGTGCTGATTTGATGTCTGAAAACATTCCCGATTTGAAAAACGTTTCGCCGATTGTCAGCGCATCGGCTGCGCTTTTTACAATTTGATTATTCATGTTGTGGGTTTTTAAATGATTACAATGATGGGATGATCAACGCCTTTACTGCTTTTGTTAGGCTGCCATACTTTTGGACAATTGCTTTCTTATCCGAATCTTTGAGATAGGCGGAAACAAGTTTTGCGCGCTGATCAGCCGGAATTTTCTTTCGGCCTGGTTTCAATTTTTCCATGTGTGTTGATTTGATTTGTGCAAATATAGGATAAAAAACGAAACGAAAAAAAAAATAAAAAATATTTTTAAAAATGTTTTGTAATATGGTTTTTTAGTTTATCTTTGAATCTCACAATCAAAAACGAATAACATGAAATCATTCAACGATTTTTTAGAAATGGACGGATCAATCGCTTTCAATTTGGCAATTTACAATCGTTTCAATCAAATTGGCGATTCGGTATATTCCGAAATATGTGGCGGTTTTATCGATGGCGTTTATCAATGGGCAACGCATAACATCGATTTTGTTGATGAATGTAAAAATTCAAAATATACGGGTTGGACAATTAATTTTTCAAATGGCCAATCTCGAAAAGTTTATATTGAAAATTGGGTTTTGAATGTTAATCCAAAAGATTGGAAACATGCAAAAAACCTATTCAACAAATATTTGCAAATTGTACCCGAATTTAATTAATCATCCAGGGCCGGGAAACCGGCCCTTTAAAACTTTCAAACATGAAACCAAAAACAATTTTAACATGGGCCGCAATTTTGACAATGCTTTGGATCGTTGGACAACTCCAGGATCAATTTTGCCGATAACGCCATACGAACTTTGGCAAATGGAACGATTCGGAAATTTCATTCCGGAACGTCCAATAATCGAAACAAACGAAAAAACCCAAATCGAAAAACAAATTGAACTTTATGAACAAATTGATCTTTTCCGTTGATACGGAATCCGCTTCGGATGAATCCATCAAATGCATGTGCATCGTTGTTGATGCCGTCGATGCCGCAATTGTATTCGGCGACGAAAACTTCGAATCCGTCGCATCGGTTAAAATATCCATTCCGGACGCCATAAAATTGGCAAAAACAATCATTGATTATTATGGCTAAATTCATCGCCGTTTATATCCGATGCCGCCTTTGTCGGTCCCTTTATACAATTACAAACATAAAACAACAAACAACATGCCCGAAATGTCATTGCCTAAATGGCCCGAAATGAATACAATGGAACGCCACAAATTAATTGGCGAACTGATCGATGCGATGATCTATTCCGGCCAGGCCGTCGCTATTCTCAAAGATTGCGTCGAAGGATTCCGCGCCGCCGGATACATCAAATCCGTAATTTTACCGGAAAATGAAATTGAATCATGGGATCAAATGTAATCACGGCCGTTCATCATCTTCGAATTGCGACCGAATACATGGACGATTTTGTCCGGTCGTCCCCTGGATCACGCGGCGGCGCATTGTTCAAAACATATTCAAAAAAGGTGAAATGGATTTTGAATGATATTTTGACCTTCCCGTTTTTCTCCGATCCGGTCCGCGAAGGAATACGCCGGGAAATGAATTCCGATCCGTTGGCATATGCGGCGATCATGGAACGCGTTTCCTTACTCAATCCAACGCAAAGGGAACAATTGGAATCGGTAATCGAAGATTTGATCGCCGGTAAAAAAGTTGAATTTACTATTCATGAAAAATAAAGATTTTCAACACGGCTTTATTTTCGGCGTCATTGCCGGATTCATCATCATTTTAATCATTGGAATATGGAAACGATAAAATGGATCATTCAAATCCTGGCGTTTTTTTTGATCGGACTTCCGATCGCGCTTTGCCTCTATTTAACAAACGAAATTTATTGGCTTTTCAAACGACTATTCAAAAAATGAAAACGACGACATCGGTTGCGAAATACATTGCCAAAAATGAAATGAGAAAAAACGCACATTGGAAATTTCACGGCGGCAAATGGTTTTTTGAAATTGCCGGCATTTGGTTACATGAACAATCATTCGATAAATTTTATCCACGTTATGCGTACAAAAGAAACCGCAATGAAAACCCCGACAAAACGTATGTCGACTGAATATTGGGCGATCCTTTGCGAAATGGAAAACGGGAAATCCGCTTATTTCAATTACCTGGAAATCATGGATGAAAAAATCATCGCATTCAATACCCATTTCAACGCTTGCGTTTTTTATTCATTTGCTGAACGCATGATCGCCGAATCGTATTTGGTGCAGAACATGAAAAAACATCATGTTCGCAAATATTCATTTGTCCGAATAAACTGAATATTTTGTTTGGCCGTTGACCCTTGATGCCTTCAAAACTTGTTTCCTTTGTTTCCCGGTTGATTCATAGGATACATGGACCCAATCCGGATTTTGATCATCGCCGAATTCATAAATCAATTGGTCGAAATCCAAATTGCTTTTGATGTAATCAAAAACCATTCTATTCGTCACGCCGTTGGGTGTTCCGTCCATATCAATATCGATAGCCTCTCCGGAACAATGTTGCGACGTCAACGATCCGCCGATCGCCGCGTTCAACTCTTTTGATCGGTACCCGGACGAAATGATGATCGGGCAACGGAAATGCGCGCGGATCGGTTCGAATATCTTTTCGGCCAATATTTTGAAATTTGCGATGTGTTCCGCCGTTGGCATGTTTGAAATTCCTTTGCGCTTTGCGGATTCCGATCGGACTACTTCCGACAAATCCAGGTGTTCGGATAGTTTCATTTTTTAAGTTTTAAGAAAATGTAAAACCCGATCGCCATCAATAAAATGATAAGCAATCCGGCGCGTTTTTCTGCCTTTCCTTTCCATTCCTTCAATTCAGCATTTGCCGCCGTCAAATCGGCTGAAATCAATTTTAAACGGGCATTGTCCACAACAACGGATTTCAAGGTGTCGTGAATAACTACGGATTTAAGGATGTCCCGTGTTTTCCATTTGGTGACAAATATCGTGTCGTTGATCGTTTCATATTGAACGGCCGTGTCTACCTGGACCAATGTATCAATTTGAATTGTCGTGTCGGACGATGTTATGAATGTCGTGTCATTGGCGCAATAACCCATCCGGACGACTTGTTCGGCGACCTGGTCCAATTTTTGTTTGTCCCTCAAAACTTGTTTCACCGGGTTGCATGA